GAGATGCGTAAGTATGGGCGCCCATCCATCGGTAGTGGTTTGGTGTTTCCGGTGATGGAGGATAAGATTATCACGGAGCCCGTGCATCTGCAGTCACATTGGCCACGCATATGTGGAATAGACTTTGGGTTTGACCACCCAACAGCCTGTGTTTGGTTGGCGTGGGATCGTGACGAGGATGTGGTGTATCTTTATGATTGCTATCGGCAGTCAAAAGCATCGCCTGCAGTACATGCAGCAGTTATAAAGACACGCCCACACTTTATCCCTATCTGCTGGCCACATGATGGCAACAGAAGAGACAGCATGGGAAACCCCGGTCTGGCAGAGCAATATAGAACTTTGGGGTGTAATTTTCTGGCGTTTCACTTTGAAAATCCCCCAGCCCTTGGAGAGAAAAAGGGCGGCAATTCCATAGAGGAGGGGATCATGGCATTGCTGCAGAGAATGGAAAATGATCAGTTCAAGGTGTTTTCTACCTTGAGCGATTGGTGGGAGGAGTTCAGGATGTATCACCGAAAAGAGGGAAAGATTGTTCCTTTGCGTGATGACCTTATGAGCGCCACACGATACGCAGCTATGTCCTTAAGGTTTGCGGTATCAGGAGAAGACCCAACATGGACAAAGGATCTTGAATACAGGAACTACGGAATTATTTAATGGCTCAAAAAATTACTGAAGAAGAACTGGTAACTAGGATACGGGGAGAGATCACCGATTCCCTTGGTTACATGGGAGATACGATCTCCAAGCAGAGAGAATCTGCTATGCAGTATTACTATGGCTTACCATTTGGAAATGAAGTGGATGGTCGTAGTCAGTATGTGGATTCTACGGTTCAAGATACGATTGAGTGGATAAAGCCATCACTCATGCGTGTGTTTGCCGCTGGTGATGAGATGGTTAAGTTTAACCCTCACGGGCCCGAAGATGTTGCTATGGCTGATCAAGCCGCCGACTACGTAAACTACGTGTTCACTAAAGATAATCCGGGTTGGGAGATCCTTTACTCATGGTTTACTGATGCTTTACTGAGTAAGAACGGCATAGTCAAGGTGTGGTGGGATGACTACGAGGAATGGAACAGGGAAGAATATAAGGGTCTAAATGACATGGAGTTTGAGTCGTTACTATCCGACCCTAGCGTAGAAGTGCTTGAACACACAGAATATCAAGACACAGAGTATGAGTCTGCAGAAATACTGCAGATGCCGGGAGTTACAGAAGAGGCCGTAGAAACAGCCGGCCCAATGCTGCATGATGTCGTGATCCAGCGTGGCGATTACGGTGGGAAAATAAAAATAGAGAACGTTCCACCCTCAGAGTTTCTAATCTCACGAGAGGCTAAGAACATACAGGATGCTAGGTTTGTTTGCCACAGAGTTCTAAAAACTCTATCAGAGCTTAGGGAAATGTATCCCGACCAAGACCTCGATATGGAAGACCTTGGTGGTGGCGATGATGACATGGCAGACTTTTCTGGTGAACGCCTAGAACGTTATCAGTTTGATAAATCAGCTCGATACTGGGAGGGCTGGGGTGGTGACGCCACCTATGGAGAAGAGGGTTTACGAACATACTGGTTGCATGAGTCTTTTCTAAAAACAGATTACAATAATGACGGAATTACAGAACTCCGTAAAATATGCACAGTGGGTTCTACGGTTTTAGCTAACGAAGAGATAGACTCTATTCCATTTGTTTCCATTACACCGATAAAGATCCCGCATAAGTTCTTTGGTTTGTCTGTTGCTGATCTAGTTATGGATCTGCAGTTGATGAAGTCTACGCTGATGCGTAACCTTATGGATAATATGTACAACCAGAACTTCGGCAGATATGCGGTTCTAGAGGGTCAGGCTAACCTAGATGACCTTCTCACACAAAGACCGGGCGGCGTGGTTAGGGTCAAATCCCCCAACGCTGTAATGCCACTTTCTACGCCAGCCCTTGAACCTTACTCTTTTCAGATGCTTGAGTACCTAGACGGGGTGAGGGAGTCTAGAGCTGGTGTGTCTAGAATGTCTCAGGGTATGAACGAGAACGCTTTAACCAGTCATACCACAGCCACTGCAGTTAACGCTGTTATGACTGCTGCCCAGAGTAGAGTTGAACTTATTGCTAGGAACTTTGCAGAAACTGGCGTAAAGGATTTAATGATCACAATTTATGAGTTACTACATAAAAACCAAGATAAAAAGCGCGTGGTCAGACTACGCAACGAGTGGGTTCCGGTACGTCCTGATGTATGGCGGGATCAGTATGATTGTACTGTCTCTGTGGCGTTAGGCAGTGGAAACAAAGATCAGCAGATGATGCACCTAAGCCAGATGATCCAGTTTGCAGGTGAGGCCATGAAGGGCGGACTGCCGATCGTAAACGCACAAAATATGTACAACATGGGCGCTGCGCTTGTAAAGGCTATGGGGTTCCAGAATGTCAATGATTTTCTAACAGACCCATCTCAGGCGCCACCACAGCAACCAGATCCACAGCAGCAGCTTGATCAGATGGAGATGCAAATAAAACAGAAGGAGCTGGAAATCAAAGCGGCAGACGTACAAGTAAAAGCCCAAAAGATCCAGCAGGAATATCAAAAGGACGCGGTTGACGCGCAGCTAAAGGTAGCAGAGCTACAGCTGGAACGTGAACAGAACCGCGCCGTAGCAATAGGAGACACATGATAGATCGATCGGATGAAGAAAGAGCCAGACAAGCTCAAAACTTATTATCTAACGAATTATTTGTAGAATCATTTAACGTACTAAAAGAAGATTTAATGTCTCGCTGGTCAGCTAGCGGGGCGACAGAGTTGGAGGCCAGAGAATCAATCTGGCTTGCGATGAGACTGCTTGATAGATTGCGCGTGCATTTACAATCCATAGTTGAAACTGGAAAAATGAACGAGGCACTAGCAAAGCAACACCCATTCATATAAGAGGAATTTAATTATGGCGGATACGCAGCAAGAAGCCCCGCACCCGGCAATTCAACCATTGCCACATACGCCCGGTAGTACACGGGAGGCGCAAGAGGCACTACTCGGAATAATGGACTCCCTAGAGGATAAACCCAAGGAAGAGCAGGCCGCACCTACTGAAGAGGAAGAGTCAACTGAGGAAACTCAAGACGAATCATTGGAAGAGGGATCTGAGGAAGAATCTGAGGAACCTGATGAGGAAGAAACCGAAGAAGATGACGAAGAGGAAACCGAAGAGTCTGACGAACAAGAGGAAGAGGAACTTCTATACGCTGTCAAAGTTGATGGCGAAGAACAGGAAGTAAGCCTTGACGAACTTATTAAAGGCTATAGTCGCCAGTCAGATTATACCAAAAAGACGCAAGAGTTAGCAGAGGAGCGCAGAAATATTGAAGCTGGTATGGATCAATATAAAACTGAGTTAGCTGGTCTGCAGCAAGAGCGTCAGCAATACGTGGATGCTTTAACGCAAGTAATCCAAAGTTCCACAGCTGGATTGGAAACATACGCAAATGTAGATTGGGCAACACTCAAAGAAGAGGATCCAATCGAATACATTACTAAGCGTGACGAGTATCGAGAGATGCAGGAGCGCGTCCGATCACAGCAGCATACAATGCAGATAGAGCAACAAAAACAATCTGCACAAATGCAGGAAGTTAAGAAGCAATTGTTACACGATGAACATGCCAAGCTGGTGGAGAAGGTTCCCGAATGGGGCCAACCGGACTCACAGAAAGCTATGGCTATAGAGATTCGTGATTATGCTTTGGGGCAAGGTTTTTCTGCGGAAGAGATTAGTTCATTAGTAGATCATAGGTCATTAGTTGTGTTGATGAAAGCACAAAAATATGATGCTTTGAAAAAGGCTGATGTAAAATCAAAGAAGATAAAGAACAAGCCAAAAGTGATCCGTGCCGGTAAGGGTCGGTCATCTGGTGATGAATCAAAATCCAAACGTAATGCAAAAATGAGGCGTCTTCAGGAATCTGGTCACGTCCGAGATGCGACCAGTTTATTTGAGGATTTCGTAGAACTATAATAAAGGAGAAGCATAGATGGCTGCACCTACAAATACTAGAGAAACCTATAGTTCGGTAGGACTAAGGGAAGACCTCTCTAACATCATCTATAACATCTCTCCAACTGACACTCCATTTCTAAGTGG